TCAATGACTGGGATGTCGTACTTGATTACGTTGTGTCCAACCACCAAAGATCCAGACAGTAGGTGATCTATGCCTTCTTCTAGCTCATAGGGGAAACCACTGCGGTACGTAAATACTTCATCAGTATCTGTATCTTTAATTACTAAGCAGTGAATTTTGGAAACGGTATCGAGCAAACCATCCGTCTCTAAGTCAAATATAAGTGCCACGCTGTCTCCTTCGACTAGCAAAAAATAAGGGGGGGGGGTGACCGTCTTTCCGATCTGTCAGTCATAGGACAACAGGGTAATGGCGTACCCTCTTGCAACTATAACGCCTCCTAAGGTAGAGGGTTATTTCTTCAACACGTAACGAGCGTATCGCTGCCCAGTTGTCGGGTGTCTTTTGTGTTGAGTCTCAATGTTGTAGCCAGCATCACGTAGCTCTTGGATACGCTTCGACAGGCACTGGATCGAGTAATCCAGCAGGGCTTCACGTTGAGAAATACTTTTGGTTTTCTTAAAGTGACGCAAAAGGATTTGGTTTTGAGAAATCATATCTTCCTTACTAAGTTAGAACTCATCAATGTTAACCGCCCCAAACCCCTCTACGAAGGGAGCGAGGCGACCCGTCTCTCGGTCATATGATAACCGACCTGCTTCCCCAGTCTCTCCACTGAAGCGGTTCTTTAGAACTCTCAGGGTTGTGACGTTGGGGTTCTCACCCTGTTGATCCCGTTCCAAACCAATCACCATGTCGGAGAGTTGGGCAATGGCATGAGATCCACGGAGTTGGTTGAGGGCAGTACGTGCCCCTTGTTCGTGCCCTCGGTCACCTTCAGGTCTACGCAGGTGTGACACGAGGAACATCCCCACACCTGTCTCTTCAACAAGGGTGCGTAGAGAAGTCATTGCATTGTCTATGAGACGGCGTTCATCACCGTCCCCCAAGCCTGAAACAACAATAGAAAGATGATCAAGAACAATCCAAGAACAATTACAAGAACGAGCCAGAAATCGGATACGGGCAAGTAGGTTGTCAATACCGCTACTGCCCCAATGATCGTAAAGGAAACAACGACCATTCCCAACAGTAGCATCGTAACTAGCGCGGAGATCAGATTCACTGACTCCCTCCTTATTCAAGTGAAGTGGTTTGTTGAGGTGGATTCCCATCAACCCCAAAGCGGTGCGCCGAGGGTTCTCTTCAAGCATGATCATGCCAACAGCCTCTCCTTTCGATAGGAGGTGGTGGGCGATCTCTCGCACAACTGCTGACTTGCCTATGCCAGAACCTGCGGTAAGCGTAACCAACTCACCTCTGCGTGAACCACGAGTTACCTCGTTAAGTTCATCCCAAGGGTAGGGTATCGCTTGGATAGTCTCAGTCTTGGAGACTTCCTCCCACAAGTCAGCCCCAGACAAGATGCCATCAGGACGGTACGCCTTGGCGTTCCAGATAGCCTGAATGATTTCATCTGCCTTACCATTGACCAGACACTCGTTAGCGTCCTTCATCGGTAGTGATGCAATCTTCACCTTGCCTGGGCTGAACAACTCGGCGCACTCGCTTGCCGCCGCTTGACCAGGTTCATCCATGTCGAACATCAAGATTATCTCATCGAATATATCGTAGTAATCGAAGTTCAACCCCATGTGCTTCTTCGCACCTTGGGCACCGTTAGGGACGGAGACCACAGCCCACTTGTTACCTTGAGCTTGACTCACGCTCATCGCGTCAATCTCACCCTCAGTAACTACCAGCTTCTTCCCCTTGCCCCATAGAGGAGCACCAAAGGGGAGAGCCTTGGTAATGTTGCCCAGCACTTTGAAACTCTTGTCAGAGCCACGTATCTTCTGGGCAACCATCGTCCCCGACTTGTCGTAGTAGGGGGCAATCTGTACTTTCTTTCCTGCTAGTTCACCGACTTGGTATCCAAATTTACGGCAGGTATCTTCCCGAATTTTTCGTTTAGATAAATCCATGAACTCACCAGTGATGAGATCACCTGCACGTTTCTTTGGGCTAGGGGCTGGTGTAGTGCCATCCCCCTTAACATGAGCTTGGCAACTGAAACAGAACTGGTGCCCATCAGAATACAAAGAGTTGGCATCTGACGAACCGCAGTTGTCACAAGGTATGTGTCTTAAGAAATTGCTTTCGTCCTGTTCCATTGTTTCTCACATTAGTTGTTGTCGATCCCCTCAGCTTTGAGCCATGCGGCTACATCAAAGCTCGGGCAATCCTTATGAACATCAGGGAAGTCCCGATGACCTTGTATTTTAGCTTCAGGGTAAAAGCCCTTGAGTGTCTTCAAGACCTCCTTAAGGGAATCAAATTGTTCAGGGGTAAAGTTGTTGGCAGCTTTAGTGTCGGAGGAGTTAACACCCCCAACCATGCAGATACCTACGGATTGACTATTGTAACCTTGTACATGGGCACCCGCCACATCATGGGGGCGACCTTCTTCCACGGTTCCATCACGGCGAATAACGTAGTGATAGCCAATACCAAACCAACCTTTGGCTCGATGCCATCGGTCAATATCTTCTTTACCAATGTTCATTTTTTCTGAGGTGGCTGAACAGTGCACCGCAATAAACTCAGTTTTATCTCGCTTTTTATAATTCATTTTGGAGGCTCCATGAGCCACGCATCGGGTATTTCTTTGTCGGCATAGATAAAGCCATACTTCACACACCAGTCGGCGTATGTGGTGTTACTTCTCTTAGCAATCTTCCCTTTGCTGTTAGAAAATACGAATCGAATATCAAGGTTTGGATGCTGCTTTTTAACAAGCAGGTGCTTCTGTCTATCGGCGGTAAGAAACCTACCTTTCGATTCAATGATAATGCCGTTCTCTAATACGAAGTCTGGTGTGTACTTCGCAGTTCGCTCAGGCTTGATGTAAGGGATCACAAGTTCCTCGAAAGTAAACTTGATGCCCTTACCCTGTAACTCCTGAGCTAACTTCTCTTCCAGCCCAGAGCGGAACCCGTAAACAAGTCCCACCTCTGTTGCTGATCGAGACTTAGAAATCCGCAGTTTCGTCCTCTTCACTGGTTTCTTCGCTGAAGTCATTGTTTACTTTTTCGTTAGCTACGTATCCTTCTTCTTCACCGAAGCCGAAAGCTCCAGCTCCGCCACCTGAGAACTCCACCAAGTCAATCACCTGTACGGCTCGTACCCGAAGGGACAAACCAGCACCTGCAATAGCCGTGTAGTAAGGGAGGATTTCGTATGAGACTTTGACTTTAGAGCCACCTGCGATGTTCACAGAGGAGTCTAGGGGTTTACCCTTTGAGTCGAACAATGCGGGACGCTGCTCAAAGCTATCACCACTCTTCATGGTGACCTTGGCTTTCAGTTTGAATCGGAATGTGGTGTTACCCGTTTCTTCATCAACTTCATAACCAGCAGTACCCTCTTTGATCTTCTTACCAGGGTTCTCTTTCTTTGCTTTCGCAATTGACTCAGCCAACTGTTCATCCAAAAAGGCGATGAGACTTGTGGACTCTTCAGTGGGAACTTGAAGAGACAACTTGTATTCACCGTCAGGATTAAACTTTGTGTCAGGCTTGGTGAGGTACGGGTACTGGGCAATACCAGCGGGTGTCACGTACCGTGGGGTTTTAGATTTTTTCATGGTGTCCTTATTTCAAATAACCATCGTAGGCTTCACGCATCTCAAGAATAATTCGGTTGCGTTCAGCCACAGTTTTGGCAATGCGGAAAGTGCCATCAGGGAGTCGGATCAGGAACATTGTGTTGCCTCTCATGCGGATTTATCCAATTGTGCAACTTTTTAAAATGTTCCAGATCTGGAAGTGTTTAGGCAAAGCAATAGCGTGAATCAACTACCTTAGAGACCTCCAAGGTGCCGTGCTCTGGGATGTCAGGCATGGAGCCTCGTTGCTTCTCCGAGAGCTGTAACTGAATCTCTTCACGGAATGTGCCAAGGACATCTATGGTGTCATAGATCTCCACAAAGGATTCCCGAATAATGTAAAACAATTTCTCTACATCACCTGCGGTTGTCCCGAAGCTGTCATGGATCATTGAGAAATTCTCAATACCTTCTTGATTAGCACGGGCAACACACAGCATCAGGTGGGCAGCATCACAGCTATGTACAAAGTTGGGGGCAATGCCTTGGCTCTGCTTACGGCGATCCAGCTTATCCTTATCCTGCTTCATGGTGAGGTAGACCAGCTTCCCGTTGATTGCTGTTTTGATCCTACGATCATTAACGTCAGCGTATGCTTGCATCACAGGGAAACCAATGGGTGTCGTCCAGCGAACTGGGAGTTGCTCTGAAGCTGCCAGAGATGCCACGCTCTGCAACCACTTCATCGCCTCTGCTGCTTTGACCAAGGTTAAGTTCACGGCTTCCCAGATCTTCTTAGCCATGTAGCTAGCCGCCATGTAACCATCTCGACTAAAGGGAAACTCGGTGCCCAGCCGCTGTGCCTCCAACCTAGCAGGGGTGATCAGATCCTCCATCAACTGCTCACGGAAACCAAATTCCTTAGAGCCATATGGGAGGGTCATCACGCTTCGCTTGGTTGTCTTGCGGGTGATGCCAAACTTCAACCACTGCTGGGCTAATACTTTCGTACCCTCCTTGACGTAAGCAGTCCCCTGGTCACTGTGGAGTAGGGCATCCTCAGACCCACTTTGGGCATCTGCGTTGACCATCTCGATAACCCTGTCAGCTACTCGCTGGTACACATCTTGGGGGATGTCGTTGGGAACAAGGTTAACTGCCGATCCTCCTCGTTCATCGCGGAGCATGGCTGAGAAGTGTTGCAACCCAGAGCATGAACCGTCCAAAGCCACGGGCAGTTTCGATATGAACGATTCACCATGTTCAACGTAACCTGCCCACTCAAAACAAAACGCAAGAAATTGCCACGGTTTATCAATGCTGATACCGCTGATCTCTGTGCACCACCCTCGGTTATCAAAGGGGTTTTTAGCAATGGAAACAATTTCATCTTCATTCTCCAGTACCCACTCAACACGTTGTTCAAAACTAACCTTGTCATGACCTGCTAGGTTAGAACCATGGATTGCCAACCACTTCCATCCCTCAGACCCTAGGGGCTTACCATTGGCAAACCTGAGGAGTGCTTTCTGGGGATCAGAACCTTGAGGGTTCAAGTGTGGGACAGCGTAGATCCGCCCACGGAAGTCGAGCTGGTATGGGAAGAAGATCCTGCGAAACTTCTCATACCGTGAGGCAATGTTCAGAGAGATATTGAAGCCAATACGCTTCCCAGCTAGGGACAAATTCTGAATGTGAATCTTTGCTGCTTGGATGCGGTAGTCCCTACGGGCTTCCTCGTTAGTCTCAATGTCTGCTGGGGTTGGTGGCATCTCAATGCCCTCACGGTTTGGTAACCCAGCAATGGTAGACCCATTATCCCAGAGTTCTTTCATGACTGCCAAGACTTGGCTGTTGATCTGCCATGGTGTTCTCTGGAGGCTGTTGATAGCGGAGTACACAATTGGCATTTCAACCTGTTGTAGCTCTTGGAGGTACGCCTGGTTCTTGGTCTTGACCAACTTGAGGGGCTTAATGTTGGAGGAGATGTAGCCACCATCATAGGGGTCAGTCCAGTCCTTAGGCTTGACTACCATAGGCTCGTACACAGGGCGCAGCATGGATGCTACATCATTGCGCTTCTCGATCCATTCAACAGTTTCGGGGGTTGGACGGACATATTTGATTGACT